AAGTGGGTCCGCACCACAGGAAACTGGCCAAAATCTTCACCGATGTGATCGAGGGGCGCAAAAACCGGGTCATCATCAACATCGCCCCCCGTATGGGCAAGTCAGAATTCAGTTCTTACCTGTTCCCAGCGTACTTTCTAGGTAAATACCCTAATAAGAAGATCATCATGGGGACGCACACCGCGTCTTTGTCGGAAGACTTTGGCCGCAAGGTGCGCAATTTGATTGATAGTGAGGACTACCGTGAACTATTTCCCCAAACCGTTGTTGCCGATGACCAAAAAGCGGCTGGAAAATGGTCCACTGCGGCGGGCGGACAGTACTACGCCGCTGGTGTTGGCGGCGCACTTGCTGGACGCGGCGCTGATCTATTCGTTGTTGATGATCCGCATTCGGAACAAGACGTAAAAGCCAACAGTCGTCTAGCGTTTGACACGGCGTGGAGTTGGTTCCAAACTGGACCTCTTCAGCGCTTGATGCCGGGGGGCGGAATCATTGTGGTGATGACCCGCTGGGGCAAACTGGACCTGACCGGGCGGCTGATCGACTACCAGACCAAGAACCCCGACGCCCCGGCCTGGGAGATCGTGGAGCTACCCGCCATACTGAACGAAGGCACGGACGACGAGAAGTCCCTGTGGCCAGAGCAGTGGCCCCTGGCTGCGTTGAAGTCGGCCAAAGCGTCGATCGACCCCCAGTACTGGAACGCCCAGTACATGCAGCAGCCCACCAGCGACAACGCGGCCATCATCTCCAGAAAGAATTGGCGCATCTGGGAGGGCGAAGAGCCACCCGCCTGTGAGTACATCATCCAGTCCTGGGACACTGCGTTTGAAGCCAAGACCAGCGCGGACTATTCGGCGTGCACAACTTGGGGTGTGTTCTACAACGAGGAAGAGCACGATGCCGCGCAGGTCATACTGCTGGATGCGTTCAAGGACAGGATGCAGTTTCCCGAACTGAAGGCCACGGCGCTTAAGCACTACAACGAGTGGGAGCCAGACGCGTTTATCGTGGAGAAGAAGGCCGCAGGAGCGCCGCTGATACAAGAGTTGCGCAGGATGGGCATACCTGTGCAAGAGACCAATCCCTCCAGGGGCAATGACAAAGTTGTGCGGCTGAACGCCGTTGCAGACTTGTTCAGTTCAGGTACAGTCTGGGCACCAGACACACGCTGGGCCAGGGAGGTCATCGAGGAGGTGGCGTCCTTTCCCAACGGCGAGAACGATGACTACGTGGACACGACCTCTCAGGCGTTGCTGCGGTTCAGACAGGGCGGGTTCATCCGTTTGGACACCGACGAGAAAGACGACCCCATCTACTTCCGCCGCAAGGCGGCGTATTACTAAGGACAGACATGGCAACCAATATCGACAAAGCGCTTTACCAACAGCCCCAGGGCATCGACGAACTGGGAGAGCAAGAGGAGCCGCTGGAGATCGAGATCATCGACCCCGAGGAAGTCAATATCCACGCCGGGGACTTGGAGTTGTCCATCCGCCCAGGCGACGAAGAAGACGACACATTCAATGAGAACTTGGCCGAGGAGATGGACCAGTCTGCCTTGGAGACCCTGGCCGGGGACTTGTCAGGGGACATTGAGAATGACAAGAACTCCCGCAAGGACTGGGAGAAAGCCTACACAGAGGGGTTAAAGCTGCTGGGCCTCCAGTACGAGGAGCGCACAGAACCGTGGAACGGCGCGTCTGGCGTGTTCCACCCGATGATTACCGAAGCCGTTGTGCGCTTCCAGTCTGAGACGATCACGGAGACCTTCCCCGCGCAAGGCCCGGTACGTACCAAAATTCTGGGCAAGCAGACCCCGCAGAAACAAGAAGCCGCTGTTCGCGTTGAGTTTGACATGAACTACGAGCTGACAGAGGTGATGCGTGAGTTCAGACCAGAACATGAGCGCATGCTGTGGAGCCTGCCAGCCACTGGCAGCGCGTTCAAAAAGGTGTACTACGACCCAAGCCTGGGCCGTCAGGTGTCGATGTTCATTCCCGCAGAAGACATCATCCTGCCCTACGGGGCCACGGACTTGGACACCTGCTACCGCGTCACCCATGTGATGCGCAAGACCAAGAATGAGATTGTGAAGCTCCAGAAAGCTGGGTTCTACCGCGACGTTGAGTTGCCCGATCCATCCAGGGAGCAGACCAACATCCAGAAGGCCAAGGACAAGGAGACCGGGTTCAGCGACCTGAACGACGAGCGCTACATTATTTTTGAGTGCCACGTTGACCTGGACTTGGATGGTTACCAAGACAAAGACGGTGACGGAGAAGAGACGGGTATTGCGCTGCCATACGTAGTTACCCTTATAAAAGGGACCAACGATGTGTTGGCCATCCGCCGCAACTGGAAGCAAGACGATGAACTCCGACTCAAGCGACAACACTTTGTCCACTACCAATACATCCCAGGCTTTGGGGCTTACGGCTTTGGCCTCTTCCACCTCATCGGCGGGTTTGCCAAGTCAGCCACCAGCATCATGCGTCAGCTTGTCGATGCAGGAACGCTGTCGAACCTCCCAGGAGGTCTCAAATCTCGTGGACTTCGCATTAAGGGTGACGACACACCGATTCAACCCGGCGAGTTCAGGGACGTAGACATTGGCTCCGGGGCACTGCGCGACAACATCCTGCCCCTGCCGTACAAAGAGCCAAGCGGCGTTCTGTACCAGTTGCTGGGCACCATCGTGGAGGAAGGCAGACGCTTTGCCGCCACGGCGGACATGAAGGTCTCGGACATGAGCGCACAAGCGCCCGTGGGCACCACGCTGGCCCTGCTGGAGCGTCAGTTGAAGGTGATGTCGGCGGTCCAGGCCCGGTTGCACTACAGCTTCAAGCAAGAACTACAACTGCTGGCCGGGTTGATTCGGGACTACACAGACCCCGAGTACGACTACGACCCAGACAAGTCCACACGACGCGCCAAGCAAGAGGACTACAACCACGTTGACATCATCCCGGTGAGTGACCCCAACGCGGCCACCATGAGCCAGCGGGTTGTGCAGTACCAAGCCGTGATCCAGATGGCACAGATGGCCCCGGACATCTACGACTTGCCCCAGTTGCACCGCCAGATGCTGGAGGTGCTGGGTATCAAGGACGCAGACAAGCTCGTGCCCCTGCCTGATGACCAGAAGCCCAAAGACCCCGTGTCTGAGAACATGGCCGCGCTCAAGATGGAGCCGCTCAAAGCGTTCTTCTACCAAGACCACGAGTCCCACATCAAGGTGCACATGATGGCCATGCAAGACCCCATCGTCATGCAGTTGATCGGCCAAAACCCCAAGGCACCGCAGATTCAAGCAGCCATGATGGCGCACGTTGCCGAGCACGTAGGCTTTGCGTACCGCCAAAAAATTGAGCAGCAGCTTGGTATGCCACTGCCCCCAGCAGACGAGAAGCTGCCCCCGCAGATCGAGGTGGCGCTGTCAGGGATGATGGCCCAGGCGGCACAGCAAGTGCTCCAGCAAAACCAACAGCAAGCCGCACAGCAGCAGGCTCAGCAGCAAGCCCAAGACCCAGTGTTGAAGATGCAGCAGCAAGAGTTGCAGATTCGTCAACAAGAAGTGCAGATCAAGGACAAGGAAGTTACTGGCAAGCTGGCCATCGAAGAGAAGAAACTGAAAATCGACGCCATGGCAAAGGTGGGCAAGTACCGAATGGACAAAGAAGATCAGGCACTCAAAGCGGCAGAAAACGCAGGCAAGTTTGAAATGTCCAAGAAAGAACAACAGTTCAACAACCAGCAAAAACTGGGAGATGCCCTGCTGCGGGTTGACGAACAGTTGGCTAAGCGCAGAGAAAACCAACCACGAAAGGAAAACCCTAAAGAATGATTCAAGATTTCGCACGCGTATTGCGCGAACAAATACGCACCGACATGAACAACTACGCAGATGACTGCGCTGGTGGTGCGTGTCGCAATTTTGACGAGTACCAAAAACTTTGCGGAACCATTCAGGGTCTGGCTATCGCAGAGCGTTACATCATCGACCTTGCAGAGAAAGTTGAAAAAGCCAATGAGTGAACTCGCACTTGAACCGGGGCAATTTGCCCTGCCTGAAGCAATCCAACCCGTCGATGCCCCGGCAGAAGACGCAAACAACGATGAGAAAGCAACCATGCTGCCAGAGCCAACAGGCTGGAAGCTGCTGTGTGCGGTGCCCGACATATCTGAAAAGATTGATGGCACTGAGCTTGATCTGGTGAAAGCGTCCTCCGTCATGCGCCAAGAAGAACACGCCACAACTGTTCTGTTTGTGCTCAAGGTCGGCCCTGACGCATACAAAGACACTACCAAGTTCCCCGCAGGCGCGTGGTGCAAGGCAGGTGACTTTGTGCTGGTACGTACCTACTCGGGTACGCGCTTCAAAATTTTCGGTAAAGAGTTTCGCTTGATTAACGACGATCAAGTCGATGCTGTTGTGCAAGACCCTCGCGGGTTAACCCGCGCTTGATGGAGTAGATATGGCTGAACAATACAAGTTCCCAGACGAACTGGATGACGAAAAGACCTCCCAGGTCAATGTGTCCGTGGAGGACGACGGCGACGTAGAAGTCGAAGTCGTTGACGATACCCCCATCCAAGACAGAGGCCGCAAGCCCCTGGACCGGGAGGTGGAAGACCCCACGGACGACGAAATCGAGAACTACTCCGATAAAGTCAAAGGGCGCATCAAGGAGTTGACCCACGCACGCCACGACGAGCGCCGGGCCAAAGAAGCCACCATGCGCGAGAAGCAAGAACTCGAGCGTCTCGCACAGCAGCTCATCAACGAGAACAAGCAGTTAAAACAGTATGTTTCAACTGGGTCAGAACAGTACGGCACCATGGCCAAAACAGCGGCGGAAGCCGAGCTGGAGAAAGCCCGCCGCCAGTACAAGGATGCCCAGGAAGCGTTTGACACTGACGCCATAATTGCAGCGCAGGAAGCACTTACTGACGCCAAGTGGAAGTTGGAGCAAGCGAAAAGTTTTCGCCCACCCCCTTTACAAACCGAAGAATATGATGTACAAACGCGGAAAAGCGAACCTGAACAGGCTCAACCGGACGAAAAAACTCTGCGCTGGCAGGCAAAAAACCAGTGGTTCGGTTCCAACGGGTTCGAAGAAGTCACCAGCTTTGCACTAGGGCTGCATCAAAAACTAGTCAACAACGGGGTCGATCCCCGCACTGATGAATATTTCGAGCAAATCGATGCTCGCGTGAAGTCCAAGTTCCCCGAAGTTTTCGGTGATACAGAAGACAAGCCAAGGTCGGGTGATTCCCCAAGACGACCTGCTGCCGTTGCAGCCCCCGCGACCCGTTCGTCGGGTGCCAAGAAAGTCCAACTCACTCAGACCCAGGTCGCACTGGCAAAGAAATTTGGATTAACCCCGCAGCAGTATGCTGCTCAAGTAGCAAAATTGGAGAGTCAAAATGGCTGAAAACCGTACCCCCCGTGACCTCGTGTCACGCGACAAGCAAACCCGTTATGTGTATACGCCTTCCTCGGCACTGCCTGATCCGACCCCGGAGCCAGGATATGTTTACCGCTGGGTGGCCACCCACGTACTAGGGCAAGCTGAACCCACCAACGTGTCTCGAAAGATGCGCGACGGCTGGGAGCCTGTCAAGGCAGAAGATCATCCAGAATTGATGATTGAAGGTAATGCAAAGACCGGGAACGTCGAAATTGGCGGACTCATGCTTTGCAAGATGGTGGCGGAACGAGCACGCGCTCGGGACGAGTACTACGACCGACAAGCACAAAACCAGATGGAATCGGTGGACAACCACTTCATGCGAAACAATGATCCTCGTATGCCTTTGTTTGCGGACCGCAAGTCCACAGTCAGCGGCGGCAGGGGGTTTGGTTCAGGTTCTAAGTAAACAAGGAGTCCTTAAATGGCATCAGTAGCATCCCCTTACGGGCTAAAACCCGTGAATGAGCTGGGCGGCACACCATATGCAGGTGCAACCCGTTCGTATCTCATCGACCCCGCAGGCACTGCCGCAAACATTTACAACGGTTCGCCCGTGTACGTGAATGCGTCTGGCTATCTGGCTGTGGCCACCGCAACTGGCGCAGATGCGACCACCAACGGCTTTCCTGTCGGTACCGCTAACACGGGCATCGTAGGTGTGTTTGTTGGCTGTTCTTACATCAACGCACAAGGCCAAGTGATCTACGCTCAGTACTACCCCACGGGTACCACTGGCGTGATTAACGCTTACGTTGTGGATGATCCCGGTGTTGTGTTCCAAGTTCAGTCTGCTGGCTCTGTCACGCAAGCTGCCGTGGGCGCAAACGTGTTTTTCTCAACTGGCGCTGTGGCAACTGGCAGCACATCCACTGGTAACTCTACGGCTTCTGTCGTAGCAGGTTCCTCGGCTGTGACCACCACCGCAGCATTCCGTGTTGTTGGGTTCGTTAATATGCAAGGTTTCTCGGTTGTGGGCGACGCTTACACCGACATCCTGGTCAAGATCAACCCCGGCTATCACACATTTACCAACGCAGTTGGTCTGTAAGGAGTAACTCAAAATGGCAATTTCACGCGCACAACTACTTAAAGAGTTGCTCCCTGGTCTGAACGCTTTGTTCGGTTTGGAATACGCTCGCTACGGCGAAGAGCACAAAGAAATCTACGAAACTGAGAAATCAGAGCGTAGCTTCGAAGAAGAGACCAAGCTTGCTGGTTTCGGTGCTGCTCCTGTCAAGAACGAGGGCTCCGCCATCGCGTATGACAACGCACAAGAAGCGTTCACCGCCCGTTACAACCACGAAACCATCGCCCTGGGCTTCTCGATCACCGAGGAAGCTGTGGAAGATAACTTGTATGACTCACTGTCTGCTCGTTACACCAAAGCCCTGGCCCGTGCGATGTCCTACACCAAGCAAGTTAAAGCCGCCTCCGTTATCAACAACGGTTTCAACGGTTCGTACTTGGGTGGTGACGGCGTGACCTTGTTCGGTAACAACAGCTCCAGCACTCGTGTTGGCCACCCCTTGGTTAATGGCGCTGTTAACTTCAACAGCCCCACCACTGGCGTGGACTTGAACGAGACCTCCTTGGAAAATGCCGTGATTCAAATCGCTGCATGGACCGATGAGCGCGGTCTGTTGATTGCCGCCAAGCCCCGCAAGATGGTCATCCCCCCAGCACTGATGTTCGTTGCCAAGCGTTTGCTTGACACTGAGCTGCGTGTCTCTACTGCTGATAACGACATCAACGCGTTGAAGCAGATGGGTGCGATTCCTGAAGGCTACTGCGTCAACCACTTCTTGACCGATTCGAATGGCTGGTATTTGATTACCGACGTTCCCAACGGTATGAAGCATTTCGAGCGTATGCCCCTGGCTAACTCGATGGACGGTGACTTTGATACCGGCAACGTCCGTTACAAGGCTCGTGAGCGTTACAGCTTCGGCTGGTCTGATCCCCTCGGCATGTGGGGTTCCGCAGGCGCTTAATGTGTCTATGAAAAAGGGGCCTTGTGCCCCTTTTTCTTTTGGTGTATATTGCACCCATTCCGGGGTTCCCGGTGTATCTGACAGTCCCGGCTGACGACATGCAGACAGATACGCCCCACTTGCATGTAAGGAAACAATCATGGCAAATACCACATTCAACGGCCCAGTTCGTTCCCAGAATGGCTTTCAGTCCATCTCTGTTGATTCCACCACCGGCGCAGTAACTGTTGACGCAACCTTTGGCACTGCCACCTCGGTGGCCAGCGTTACGGTCTCTTCTTTTGTTGATCTGCCTGCTATCCTGACCGCCGCTTTGCCTACCGCAGCCGCTGCCAATGCTGGCCAAGTTCGCTTGATTAGCGACAACGGCGCGGGCAACAACGAGTACTGCCTTGTAATTTCTACTGGTTCTGCCTGGGTTACCGCTGTTGGCGCTGCTCTGAGCTAATCAACCCAACGGGGCTTCGGCCCCTGTTTTAAAGGAGTTTGATTATGACGATGCAAACCGATGTTAAATCAACGCGGCTGACGGCAGACGGGCAAGCAGTTGCGTACCGCACTCGCGTAAAAACCGTCTACGGGCTTGCAGGGGCAAGCGCAGGGTCGGTCAAGTTCTACAACGGAACAGACAACACAGGCGACTTGCTGCTTGATGTGGACACCCCCGCAGGCACAGCAAACACGTTTCTTCTACCTATCCCCGGTGAAGGCATCTTGTTTACCACGGGCGTTTACGTTGATGTGACCAACATCACGGGCGTGACAATTGTTTATGGCTAAGTCACCTGCATGGCAACGCAAGGAAGGCAAATCCGAGAAGGGCGGCTTGAACGCCAAGGGTCGGGCTTCCTACAACAAGGCCAACCCCGGCAAGCCGGGGTTGAAAGCACCGCAGCCAGAGGGCGGCAGCAGGCGCGACTCTTTCTGTGCAAGGATGACTGGGATGAAGAAAAAGCTCACATCCGAGAAGACAGCCAAAGACCCAAACAGTCGGATCAATAAATCATTGAGAGCATGGAAGTGCTGACATGAACCACGACACCAAAAACATGGTTGACGGCGCGGCAGTTGTGGTAGGCCTCGGGGGCTTCCTCGGGGTCGTGACACCTGTTGTTGCTCTGGTCGGTGGCGTGTTGACCATCGTGTGGACTTCCATGCGCATCACAGAGATGGTCACGGGTAAAGCGTTTTCTGAGTTGCTCCCCTGGAACAAGAAAGATGACGATGCCGTCAACAAGTAAGAAACAGCACAATTTCATGGCTGCGGTGGCCCACAATCCATCGTTCGCCAAGAAAGTAGGGGTCCCACAGTCTGTGGGCAAAGATTTTTCAAACGCCGACAAAGGCAAGTCTTTTAAAAGAGGTGGTGATATGGCTAAAGCAAACCCTTTCATGGAAATGATTGCTAAGAAAAAAGCAATGGGCACGAAGAAGATGGCTTCTGGTGGTATCACTAGCGCCAAAATGGGCAGCGTCAAGACTGGTGCACCCAGCCGTGACGGCGTTGCCACCAAAGGCAAGACCAAGGGCACCATGGTCAAGATGGCTGGCTCCAAGCCCCTGGGCATGAAGTCTGGCGGCAAGTGCTGAGATGATGGCCTCACGCGGGATGGGCGACATCAGCCCATCCAAAATGCCCAAGGGCGTTCGAAAAGAACGCCGTGACGATACCGACTTCAAGCAGTACAAAGAAGGCGGGAAAGTCAATGCTGCTGGCAATTACACCAAGCCCGGTTTGCGCAAGCGAATTGTGTCTCAGGTAAAAGCCGCAGCAACTCATGGCACGGGCGCGGGGCAATGGTCAGCACGTAAAGCACAGCTTGTTGCCAAGAAGTACAAGGCTGCGGGCGGGGGCTACCGCGATTGAAAGCACCGCAAACTTCCCTTAAAAACTGGGGTGACCAGAAGTGGCGCACCAAGTCGGGGAAGCCTTCGTCAAAGACGGGGGAGCGGTATCTTCCAGAAGCGGCAATCAAGTCCTTGTCTCCTGCTGAGTACGCGGCTACCACCAAAGCCAAGCGGCAAGGTAAGGCGGCAGGTAAACAGTTTGTGGCCCAGCCCAAAAGTATTGCGAAGAAAACAGCAGGGTTTAGATAATGGCAGTCACCTCTGGACAATCAGGCTTTAACCTCGACCTCACTGAAGTGGTCGAAGAGGCGTTTGAGCGTGCGGGTTCAGAGATGCGCACGGGGTATGACCTGCGAACTGCGCGTCGGTCCCTTAACTTGCTGTTTGCTGACTGGGCCAACCGTGGCGTCAACATGTGGACGTTTGAGCAGGGCACGATTACCCTGACACAAGGACTGAACACCTACGCTATTCCAACGGATACCGTTGATTTGCTGGACCATGTGATCCGCACCAACGCCAACATCCTGTCCAATCAAGCGGACTTGACCATCACGCGCATCAGCGTGTCCACCTACGCAACCATCCCCAACAAGCTCAACCAAGCCCGTCCCATTCAGGTCTGGTATCAGCGCCTGGACGGGCAGGTGGCCACCACCGCTTCGACGTTTGTGTCCCAAGACTTGACTGCCGCAACAATTACGTTGAACTCAGTTGTCGGGCTCCCGGCCATTGGGTACGTGGACATCGTGGCTACAGGCGGCACAGAGACGGTGTTTTACAACTATATATCAGGGAATACCCTAAGTAACGTGTTTCGTGCACAAAACGGCACGACCCAACAGACACCTACGGCGGGCAACCCCATCCGCATCAACAACACCCCCCGTGTCACTGTGTGGCCCACACCTGATGGCTCCCAGACCTACCAGTTTGTCTACTGGCGCATGCGCCGGGTGCAAGATGCTGGCGGTGGCGTGAACGTCATGGATGTGCCGTTCCGCTTTTATCCCTGCATGGTGGCTGGCTTGTCGTACTACATTGCGCTCAAAATCCCTGGCGGCATAGACCGTCTGGGGGTGCTCAAACAACAGTATGACGAAGCCTGGATGTCGGCTGCGGATGAAGACCAAGAACGTGCGTCCCTGCGGCTTGTGCCCAGGCAGATGTTCATTGGGGGTACGTAATGGGTAACAGGTTTGCGTCTGGCAAGAACTCAATTGCGGAGTGCGACCGTTGTGGGTTTCGCTTCAAATTGACCACGCTGCGCAAAGAAGTTGTCAAGACCAAGGTATATGATCTCAAGGTGTGCCCCCAGTGTTGGGACCCGGATCAGCCGCAGTTGCAACTGGGCATGTACCCGGTGGATGACCCGCAAGGGATTAGAGACCCCAGGCCTGACATCAGCTACAAAGTGTCCGGTCGAACAGGTTTGCAGATCGTGCTGACCAACAGTTCGGCGGCTGATGCCCAGGGGATTCTCAGCGGGGGCAGCAGGATTTTTCAGTGGGGCTGGACACCTGTTGGGGGTTCAGAATTTTTTGATGCCGCTTTGACACCAAATAACTTGGTTTTGAACGTGCAATTGGGTACAGTCACGGTAAGCGTAACTTAGGAGTTCAAAATGGACAAGAAAGACTTGGCACAAGACAAGAAGATGATCGCAGGCGCGGTGCATAAGCATGAGAAAAAGCTGCACCCTGGCAAGCCAATGACCAAGCTTAGAGCTGGCGGCAAGACCAACAGCGACATGCTCAAATACGGGCGCAACAAAGCCAAAATCATGAACCAGCGCAGCGTTGGTCGTGGGGGCTGATATGGCGACCTACAAGCAAGCAACCAAAGTGGCCAACGTGATCGTTGGCGAAGAGCCAGCCAAAGAGACGATGCGCAAAGCAAACGTGTCTGTGGCCAACACACGCAGTCAAGACTACCCACCCATGAAGACCTCCGGTATTGTGGTGCGTGGTGGTAAAGCGCAGACCAAAGGCAAGATGGCCAGAGGTCCGATGGCATGAACTACACCGAGTTGTACAACACAATTCAGAGCTACACCGAGAACCAGTTTCCCGATGTGTACCTTGCGAGTGGGGGTACTGTGTCTGCAACGACACAGATCAATATTTTCATCACGCAGGCTGAACAACGTATATACAACTCGGTTCAGTTCCCATCGTTGCGTAAAAACGTAACCGGGTTCACAACCACAAGCAATAAGTACTTGGCGTGCCCGTCAGACTTCTTGGCCTCGTATTCAATGGCTGTGATTGCCGCAGACGGCTCATACGAGTACCTGTTGAACAAGGATGTGAACTTCATCCGTCAAGCGTATCCACAGCCAACGGACACAGCCATCCCGAAGTACTACGCGCTCTTTGGCCCGTCATACAGCAACAGCGACGAGTTGTCGTTCATCCTTGGCCCCACGCCTGATGCCGTGTACAACATGGAGTTGCACTACTTCTTCTACCCAGACTCAATCACTGTTGCGGCTGATGGCCGTACTTGGCTGGGCGACAACTTTGATACTGTGCTGTTGTACGGGTCTTTGGTGGAAGCGTACATCTTCATGAAGGGTGAGGTTGACATCATCACCATGTACGAAACCAAGTACAAAGAAGCACTTGCACTGGCGCAGCGTCTGGGTGACGGGTTGGAGCGCAGCGACGCATACCGCAGCGGGCAGTATCGGCAAGCGCCGTTGCCGCAGAATAACGGAGTGCGTTGATGGCGTTCACTGGCAACTACAGTTGCAACACACTTCGCTCCGGGCTGGCAAACGGCACGATCAATTTTGCGTCAGACACGTTTTACTTGGCGCTGTACACCAACGCGGCCACACTTGACCAGAACACCACGGCGTACACTGCGGCTGATGAGGCGTCTGGGGGCAACTACGTCGCTGGCGGTCAAATCATTACTGCAACCATCGGCACGGAGTTGGCTTCTTCTGGAAGCATTGTGTTCATCAATTTTTCATCCCCGTCTTGGACGGGGGTTATCACTGCCAGGGGCGCTTTGATTTACAAGGCCGGGGCCAATGGCGCTGTGTGCGTCTTGGACTTTGGCAGTAACAAAACATCCACCAACACTTTTCCCGTGACGATGCCTGCAAACACCAGCACATCGGCACTCATTCGGCTTGTTTAAGGAGCAATCATGTTCAACGATAAAGTTAAATCCAAAGATGTTGCCTCAAGCAGCTTGATTGCTGGTGGCTTCGCCGCTGATAGCGCAAGCGCAAAAGGCGTGTACAAGATTCAGTGCCACGACAAAGACGGCAATCTGAAGTGGGAAGACGAAGCCCCTAATCTGGTGGTCAACGTCGGTCTACAAGACATGAACGCCAAGTACTTCACGGGCAGCGCATACACCGCAGCTTGGTACATTGGTCTTTATGGCGCAGGGGCGTCAAACACTCCTGCGGCTGGTGACACCATGTCTTCCCATGCTGGTTGGACTGAAGTTGTGGCCTACAGCCAAGCCACTCGCCCTGCCTGCACGTTTGGAACCCCCACGACTGCCAACCCCTCAGTGGCCACCAATTCAGCTTCTCCTGCCACATTCAGCATCAACGGCACGACGACTGTTGGCGGTGCGTTCTTGACCAGCAACAACACCAAAAGCGGCACAACTGGTACGTTGTACTCAGCCGCAGACTTCAGTGCCCCTGGGGATCGCGCCGTTGTGTCTGGCGATACATTGAGTGTCACGTACACGTTGTCATTGGCTGCTTGATTAAAAGGAAAATCATGGCAACAACTTTCAAAAAAGGCGACGTTGTTAAGGCTGTCGCAGTCATCCCCCAAGGCCCGGTGCTTGCACTGCGTATGAGCGAAGAAGGTGTAGTGTCGTATCTGATCGAGTGGACGGATACCGATGGAGCAACTCAACAACGCTGGTTTGAAGAGTCTCAACTGACAGGAGCATGATCTATGGCACTCGTCCTCGCGGATCGAGTCCGTGAAACTACCACCACTACAGGCACTGGCTCTGTAACGCTAGGTGGCGCGTACACGGGCTTTCAGACTTTTCTTGCTGGTATTGGCAACAGTAACAGCACTTACTACACCATTGCCAACGTAGTCACAGGTGAGTATGAGGTGGGGATTGGCACGTACACCACAGCGGGTAACCTACTCTCTCGTACAACTGTCTTAAATTCCAGCAACTCAAATGCGTTGGTAAATTTTGCTGCGGGATCAAAAGATGTGTTTGTCACACAGCCTGCCGAACGGGCGGTGTACATAGACTCTGCGGGTACTACGGTTGATGTAAACATCCTGGCCGCTTCGGGGGACTCATCGTTCAACTCCACGGGTGCGTTAAAAATCTCAGCGGGTACGACAGGTGAGCGGCCTACGGGTGCAGTGGGCAAGATTCGTTGGAACAGCACGTTGTCCCAGTATGAGGGGTATGACGGCACAAACTGGACGCTCTTGGGCGGGGCAGTGATCTCCAACGACACAAGCACTGCAAGCAACTTATACCCGGTGTTCTCTAGCGTCACGACTGGCAACGCTTCCACTTTGTACACAGGCAACGCCAAGCTGCTCTACAAGCCAAGCACAGGCGAGTTGCAGGCTTCAGTCCCAGTTGCATTGAATGGGCTTGTGGTGAACAGCCAAACGGTGTCTGCAAGTTACACCATTGCGGTGGGATATTCAGCTATGTCTGCTGGGCCTGTAGCTGTGGCAAGTGGGCAAGCGGTAACGGTCAGTTCAGGCAGTCGTTGGGTAATTGTTTAAGGATTTAATATGGCAAGCATTGTTGTAAATGGAGATACATCAGGGGCAGTGACTCTGAGCGCACCAGCAGTGGCTGGTACTGTGACTGTGACTTTGCCTTCCACATCGGGGGTCATGGCTGTTGGTGGCGGAACGATCACCACCCTTACCACCACAAGCGACATCACAGTTCAAGGGGTTACCGTAGGCCGTGGCGCAGGTGCTGTATCCACCAACACTGCGGTGGGTGCAAGTGCTTTGGCGGCTAATACGACAGGAAGTTCAGAAACTGCTTTTGGCAAGGCCGCATTAAAAGCAAATACAACAGGAACTGAAAATACCGCTGTTGGTGCTGATTGCTTACAAGCAAATACGACAGGAAGTTCAAATTCCGTGCTTGGTTTGTTTTCAATGTTTTCAAATACTACTGGTGGTAGCAATACAGCTATTGGTCGTTCTGCATTAGAGAGCAACACCACAGCCTCCAACAACACTGCTGTGGGGTATCAGGCTTTATATAGCCACACTGCGGGTGGAAACACAAATAACACTGCTGTTGGAAGAATTTCTTTGTACAGCAATACAAGTGGGGTACAAAATACAGCAGTGGGCAATGGCGCACTGTACACAAATAGCACCGCCAATAATAATTCTGCGTTCGGTGAGAGTGCGCTTTATTACAACACAACAGGCGCAAACAACACCGCAATGGGTCAAGGAGCCCTTCAAGCAAACACCACAGCCTCAAACAACACTGCTGTAGGTTATCAGGCGGGGTATTCAGGAACAACACAGTCCTATAACACCTTTCTTGGCACTCAAGCTGGATATTCACACAACACTGGCGGCACTATTGGCGCATTTAACTGTTTTGTAGGTTTTCAAGCTGGCTATTCTGTAACTACAGGCATTAAAAACACCATCCTTGGCGGCTACAACGGCAACCAAGGCGGCTTAGACATTCGCACAGCAAGCAACTACATCGTGCTGTCTGATGGGGATGGGAATCCGAGGCTGTATGTTGATAATGGCCCTACTCTTGTTTGCCCAGCCGCTTATAGCGTTACAAGTGCGAATGCGGCAAATATGGTTGTTCTTTCAAACGGTTCAATTGCAAGGTCAACATCTGCTTTGAAATACAAACAGGACATTCGTGACATAGAAGAAGTTGACATCAACCTTTTGCGTGGGGTTCGATACAAATCCAAGTCTGAACACGATGACCAAACAAAAGACCATTTTGGTATTGTTGCGGATGAAGTCGATGCCGCTGGAATTAAAGAATTGGTTAGCTATGGCGCAGATGGTGAAGTTGAAGGCTTCCAATATGAACGCCTGACTGTGGTGTTGCTCAAAGCAATACAGACACTCAAAGCAGAGGTTGACAGCCTCAAAGCCCAACTCAACGGAGCATCAGCATGAATGAAATCACCGCAGAACAAATCGCCCAGCACTACAGCGCCGCTATGGACAGCGTAAACCTCATCAACGGCGGCAAGCCCGAAGGTATGGAAGATGCTGAGTGGGCAGACTGCCTGTCACGCAACAAAGAGCATTTGAAGATCATGGTCGCCAAGGATTTCTGGACAACTGAAGATTTGACCCCGCTCCAACAAGCATCAGGAGAATAAATTGGCCTCATCAATCAACGCATCCACTACCGCCGGGGTAGTAACGACTGCTGACACCAGCGGGGTGTTAAACATCCAAACTGCTGGGACTACTGCGATTGCAATTGACGCAAGCCAAGCAGTATCGTTTACCAACGCACCCACAGTCACAGGTGGCACAGCCAATGGCGTTGCTTATTTGAACGGCTCCAAGGTGCTGACTACGGGCAGTGCGTTGGTGTTTAATGGGTCAAACTTTGCTTTGGGTGTTTCGCCCAGCACGAATTCAGCAAATACCTCAATTGAAATTAATAAAGCAGGGAATGGGTTGAGTGTTTTTAGTAACACAGATTTCCGAATGTCCCGCAATGTATATGATGACGGCGCAAAATATGCAAGAAGCAGTGAAACTGCTGTAACTTATAGACTGGGAAATGGCACTTTTGAATGGTACAACGCACCGACCGGAACAGCAGGCTCGGCAATTTCCTTTACCCAAGCAATGACGCTTGATGCTAGTGGGAATTTGTGTGTTGGTACTACAACAGCGCAGAACAGGCTTACTATTGTTGATTCCAATAGTATTCACAACGGCACAATCCATCTCGGTTCTACAAGTTACTACGCAAAAATCTTCCAAGATGCTGCTTCTGATGGCGGCGTTATATATAACTCATACGCAGTTTCAGGTACTGCTCACGGGCATAAGTTCCATATTAACGGAACAGAACGCGCTCGTATCGACTCCAGCGGTAACTTGCTGGTGGGGAAAACAACAACTTCTGCTACAACGCAAGGTGGATATATTAGCTCTGCGGGACAATATGTTGTTGCACAACCAGCAAGTACAGGGGCTGTATTTTTTCAAAACACTAGCGGTGGGGCTACAGTAGGTACAATTACCATTAACGCCTCAACCACCACTTATGGCACTTCATCTGACTACCGTTTAAAAGAAAACATTGTGCCAATGGTAGGCGCTTTATCTGCTGTTTCTGCACTTAAGCCAGTAACATATAACTGGAAAATAGATGGGTCAGATGGTCAAGGATTTATAGCTCACGAACTAGCAGAGGTTTGTCCAGAGGCCGTTCAAGGTAAAAAAGATGCAGTGGATGATGAAGGCAATCCAGTTTACCAAGGCATTGACACCAGCTTTTTGGTTGCCACACTGACCGCCGCCATCCAAGAGCAACAAGCCCTCATCACCCAACTGCAAGCCGATGTAGCGGCGCTTAAAGGAGCATAACCATGTCACTGATTCTTTCTGGAACAGACGGGCTGTCGGATGTTGACGGCACTGCCGCAACCCCTGCTATCAGGGGAACGGACGCAAACACAGGCATCTTCTTCCCTGCGGCTGACACCATTGCCTTTGCTGAAGGCGGTGCGGAGTGTGCAAGGTTTGATAGCTCTGGTAACTTTGGATTGGGTGTTACGCCTAGTGCTTGGAGAAGCACTTTTAAAGCATTGCAAATACTAGGAACTGCAACATTATCAAGCAACTCTAACACTACAGTTTATTTAGGTTCAAACTGGTTCACAAACAGTGCTGGACAAGATATTTACACTGTAACTGGAGCCGCTGGTGTTTATGCCATAAGTGCTGGTGTTCACGGTTGGTACACCGCCCCCTCTGGCACAGCAGGTAACAACATCTCCTTCACCCAAGCAATGACCCTTAATGCAAGCGGTAACTTGGGTATTACAGAAACAAGTCCAACGGCCAAGTTGCAAATTAGTGTTGCAAGTGCGGTAGTTGATGGCACTAAAGGGGTGCGGATAACAAACCCCGGTGGAACAGCAGTAATGCTTGAGTGCGGCGTTTCCGGTGACAGTTTTATCGGCACAACAAGCGGAAGTGATTTCAACATCCGCACTGGGAATACCGTTAGAGCCACATTTGATACTGCTGGTAACTTGCTGGTGGGGACTACAAGTAAACTGACTGGTGGTGTTGATGGACTTGACATAAACACCGCAGGTGAAAGTGGAATTACTTTTGGAAAAAGTGGTACAGTAAAAAATTATTTTTATCTTAATACAGATGCGCTATCATTTCGCTGGCAAACTGCTTCTGGCGTGACTGCTGATGTAATTTCAAACACCAATGGTGTGACATTGACTAATGGTGCAACATCATGGGCTTCTTTGTCAGACGAACGTAAAAAAGACATTATTGAACCCATTACTGATGCGGCGACAAAAGTGTCCAGCCTTCGTGCAGTAATTGGAAAATACA